AATAATAAAACTCTCAAAGGAATACTCAAAGATGCCACGCAGCAAGGGTGGCAGTTTGATCGACACAAGAACCACATCAAGGGCAAGCACCCTGACGGCAAGACTACAACCATCAGCGTATCGCCTTCCGATAAACGAGCATTTCAAAACATACTTAGAGACTTGAGGACGAAATGACACCAGAAGCTAAAGTTAAGAAGGGGGTGCGTGTTTACTTAAAGGAACTCGGTGCTTATTATTCCATGCCAGTAACGGGCGGCTATGGTAACTCTGGTGTGCCAGATTTCTTAGTATGCTGGCGTGGGAAGTTTTTCGGGATTGAGTGTAAAGCCAACGGCAACAAACCAACCGCGCTGCAAGAAAAGAATATGGGCAGCATACGCGAAGCGGGTGGGCACACAATAGTTATTGATGAGAACAATGTAGACCAACTTGGGTCGTGGATAAGAGCGCATGAATATGATTGACGAGCCATCAGATGCAGTTAAAGCTGAATACGAAACGGCGCTGCAAGGAATAATTAGCGAGTGCGTGTGGGGTGAGAACGGGCGGTTTGCTATCTTGCTGGTTGGCGACCCGCGCAGTTCTTTCATAAACGTGCTGTCTATAAACAGCGATAGAGAACAAGCACTGTTGCTGCTTGCCCTTGCAAACGATGCAATGGTTACCAAACCTAAAAACAACGGAGCGCTTAACTAATGGCTAAACCTTTTAAACGTATTATGGTTCTTGATTTTGAAACGGCTTGGTGCAGCAGCACGTATACGCTAACCAAGCTGACCACGGAGGCGTATGTCCGTGACCCGCGCTTCAAAGCATGGGGCGCTGCGTATAAGTTTCACGGCGACCCCACGCCGCCTATCTGGGTAACCGCCGAAGAACTCCCCGGCTTCTTTGCTGAAATAGATTGGTCAAATACCGCAGTGCTGGCGCAGAACACCGCGTTTGATGCCGCCATCCTGCACTGGGTATACGGATACCTGCCCTGCTTCATGTTTGATACCTTGAGCATGGCTCGTGCGGTGCGGGGTGTGGAAGCTGGCAATAGTCTCAAGGCGTTGGCCGAAGCCTTTGGGTTCCCGCCCAAAGGGGATGACTTGAGGTTGAGCGACGGCATCCTTGATGTGCTGCCCCGCCACATCGAAACCAAGCTAGCCAGCTACTGCATCCACGACGTGGAGCTTTGTGAAGGGGTGTTTGATAAGCTGGTGGCGGGGTTCCCGACAAAAGAGTTACGACTCATCGACATGACGTTGAAGATGTTTGTTGACCCGCGCCTTGAGCTAGACTCAGAGATGCTGAAAGAAGCTATAGAAGATGAACGTATCAAACGGGAGGGGTTGCTGTCGAGGTTGACGGTATCAGAGGAAAGCCTAGCCAGCAACGATAAGTTTGCCGAGGTTCTGAAGTTGGTTGGGGTATCGCCGCCGCTAAAGAAAAAGAAGGCTACTCCCAAGACACCTAACCCTGTAGGTATGACCTACGCGTTTGCCAAGACAGACGCCATGTTTCAAGCTTTGTTGAACGGCGACAATGAGGACGTGGCTCTGCTATGCGAGGCGAGGCTGGCGGTTAAGTCTACGCTGGGGCGCACACGGGCGCAAAGGTTTCTGGACATCTCTACCCGTGGCACGTTGCCGGTTCCCCTGAACTACTACGGGGCGCACACGGGGCGCTGGGCAGCGGCGCGGGGGAGCAGCATCAACCTCCAGAACCTGAAGCGGGGGTCAGCCCTGCGCAGGGCTATCATGGCCCCAGAAGGCTATAAGATTGTAGTCTGTGACCTAGCGCAGATTGAGCCTCGCGTGTTGGCGTGGCTGGCTGGCTACCAATACCTGTTGGATATCTTTGAGTCAGGAGATGATGCGTATGCCGCGTTTGGAGCGCAGATGTTTGGTATTCCCGGCCTCTCAAAAGAAAGTCACCCCGACCTACGGCAGTCAGCGAAGTCTGCGCTGCTAGGGGCTGGCTACGGGATGGGCTGGTTCTCATTCGCAGCGCAGCTTCTCACGGGGTTTCTGGGCGCACCCCCCATGCGGTATGACGTAGCTTTTGCTAAACAGCTTGGTGTAACTAAGGATACGATGCTGGCGTTCATGGACTACCCGCCCAACATGGAGAAGGCGCTGTCCATACCAAGGTTGTGTAACGATGACGAAATCGTGGTGCATTGCGTAGCCGCCAAGCAGATTATCGACAAGTATCGCGCCGCAGCGAAGCCTGTTAAAGACCTCTGGGAACTGTGCGATTCCCTGATTAGCAACTCCCTAGCGGGGGGTTGGGAGCACCCCTATAAGTGTCTAAACTTTGGCAATGGGCGTATACTGTTACCCAGCGGCCTCTACTTGCGATACCCCGGTTTAGTAGGCAAAGGTGACGATAAGGGGCGGGTGCAGTGGACTTACGGGCCGCAGAATAAAAAGCTGTATGGTGGGAAGCTTACCGAAAACATCGTGCAAGCGGTGGCTCGGTGCGTGATGACGGACGGCATGTTGCGGATACAGAAGCGGTATCCCTGTGTGTTGACTGTGCATGATGAAGCGGTAGTGCTGGTGCCTGAAGACGAGGCAGATGATGCCGAGGGTTGGGTGCTGGAGCAGATGATTAAAGAGCCTAGCTATATGCCGGGGATACCACTAGCTGCGGAGACAGGGGTGGCCTCACGGTATGGAGATGCGAAATAACAACGGAGAGCATATGGATAAAATAAAAATTGGTAAAACTGGTTACACAGTAAAAGTAGTTGAAGCGTTCTGGAACAAAGCAGTAGTTGCCCAGATTGATTACCACGCAAAAGTATTAACACTCGCCAGACGCGGCGGCATATCGCACAAGCCGCGCTCAAAGACGGACATAGAACAGTCTTTCTGGCATGAGGCTGTGCATGGGATATTGAAAGACATGCGCAACCCTTTGGAGAGCAACGAAGCGTTCGTAGATGGAATAGCCATCCGGTTAATGAAGCTTCTCAAACAGGTGTATCCGAATGAAAGTAACTTGGTCACACAGCGCGTTAAAGGAATACGAAAGCTGCGCCCGGAAGTATTACGAAGTCAACGTATTAAAGAACTACAAGTTTCAAGAAACAGAACAAACAAGATATGGTAAAGACTTACACAAAGCAGCAGAACGTTACGTCAAAGGTGGGCCGCTGGCAAAGCAGTTTAGTTTCATCCAGCCCACCCTCGACGCGCTAAAAGCTAAACGCGGCACCAAGCACACGGAACTTCAGTTAGCGTTGGGTGTGGACTTGAAGCCGTGCAAGTGGTTTGATAAAGAGTTGGTGTGGGTGCGGGGGATTATTGACCTGTTGATTCTTGATGGTGACACCGCGTGGGTGATTGACTACAAGACCGGCAGTAATAAGTATCCCGACAAAGACCAACTTGACTTGATGGCGTTGATTACGTTCGCGCATTATCCTGAAGTCAAGAAGGTTAATGCGGCGCTGCTGTTCGTTGTAAAAGAAAGTATGACGAAGCACAAAGTAGAAGTAGAGAACGCAGAAGGTATCTGGTGGGACTATCGTGAGCGTGTTGCCAAGATTGAGGCAGCGCACACTAACAACGTGTGGAACCCCAAGCAGTCAGGGTTATGCCCGTGGTGTCCTGTTAAAACGTGTGAGTTTCATCCTGAACATTAGGAGAGTGAAATGCCAAAGTCGTCCAAGCAAGAACTTAAAACAAAAGCAGCCTACAACAAGATACCCAGTGTGCAAGACAAGCGGGTTATCAACAACCGCGCTAGGCGGCAAGCACTTGCTGCCGGTAAAGCAAGCGTGGGGGATGGCACTAGCGTAGACCACATTAAGCCTCTGGGCAAAGGTGGTTCCGCAAGCAAGAAGAACACGCGGATAATTTCAGCCGCAGAAAATAAAGGGTGGCGTAAGAGACAACCTGAGATGTATGGGAAGAAGTAATGCAAATTGTAGATAATAAGGTGCTGGTGTTGCGTACTAAGACGCCCTCTAAGTACGCAATAATCCCCCGCTCAAAACACATCGGAGAAGTAAAGAAGGGTGTTCACGAGGTGGCAGTTTATTGGGGCTTGGATGAGGTGCGTGTGCTTAAGAATCTGGGTGTGCGCAACGTGCCTTCTCCCATCCTGCGTAAGTATGAGTGGCCGGGGCGCTACACCCCGTTTGCCCATCAACGCGATACCGCTGCGTTCTTGACTATGCACAAACGGGCTTTTGTATTTAGTGAGCCGGGAACTGGTAAAACGCTGTCAGCACTGTGGGCGGCAGATTACTTGATGCGCTTGGGGGAGGTCAGGCGCTGTCTCGTGCTGTGCCCACTGTCTATCATGCAAGCCGCGTGGATGGCAGATATAACGAAGAGCGTTATACACCGCACGGCTGTGATAGCGTATCACTCTAATGCGGAACGTCGCATAGAAGCGGTAAAGAACGATTACGAGTTTGTAATCAGCAACTATGACGGGTTGCCCATGATAGCCAACGCGCTGCTGGAAGACGGGCGCTTTGATTTAATCATAGGCGACGAAGCTAATGCGTGGAAGAACGTATCAACCCGCCGTTGGAAGACGCTTAACAAGTTGATACTGCCTGACACGTACGTGTGGCTGATGACCGGCACACCCGCCGCACAATCGCCTGTGGATGCGTATGGGCTGGCGCGTCTGATTAACCCCACCGCCGTGCCTCGCTTCGCTACCGCGTGGCGTGACAAGGTGATGCGCCAGATTACAAAGTTTAAGTGGGCACCGAAAGAAGATGCTTACGATGCGGTGTACGAAGTGCTGCAACCTGCCATCCGGTATACGAAAGAGCAGTGCCTTGACCTACCACCAGTTGTAACTATTACACGGGACGTTGAGCTTACGGATCAGCAGATTAAATACTACCGGATGTTAAAAAGCCAGATGCTGGTGCATATGTCGGGGGAAACAATCACCGCCATAAACGCCGCTGCCAGCGTCAACAAGCTGTTGCAGATTTCGGCGGGGGCAGCATACACCGACAACAAGGAAGTAGTGGAGTTTGACTGCGCCCCCCGGTTGGCGGTGTTGCTAGAAGCATTGGAGGAAACTACCCGCAAGGTGCTAGTGTTTGCACCCTACCGGCACAGCATAGAAACTATCAGTAGCTACCTTGATAAGCATGGCATCTCTAGCACCAAGATACACGGAGATGTTCCTGCTTCTAAACGTGCATTGATATTCGATGCGTTTCAAACCGCCGAAGAACCACGGGTGCTGGTCATCCAACCGCAAGCTGCATCTCATGGGGTAACGCTTACGGCGGCTGACACGGTTGTCTTCTGGGGGCCGGTGATGTCTGTTGAGACTTACCTCCAGTGTATAGCCCGTGCGGATAGGGTAGGCCAGACGGGAAACAAAGTTACGGTAGTCCACATACAAGGCAGCGACATAGAACGCCGTATGTTCAAGCAGCTAGCAGGAAAAGTTGATAGCCACGGAATACTGATCCAGCTTTATGAAGATGAGCTTGCGAACAGAACTATCGACGTGTAAAATCTTTTACTTGCAGTAAACACAACGAGGATAAAAATGACAACAGAAGATTTAGTTCCTATGGATCGGCTTGCAAAGATTTATCTTAAGATTCGCACGAAGGCTACGATACTCACGCAAGACTACGAGAAACAAAAAGCCGGTTTGAAAGCGCAGCAGACAGAGATAGCTAATGCCATGCGTGACCAGATGAAAGCGTTGGGTTCCAAGTCCGTAAACACAGAGTATGGAACGGTCATACTTGGCGTAGAGACGCACTACACAACGCGGGACTGGGATTCATTTAAAGATTTCTGCATCAAGAACAACACGATTGACCTACTTGAGCGGCGCATTGCTCAACGGAATATGGCGAAATGGTTGGAGGATAACCCTGAAGATGTGCCGCCGGGGTTGAACTCTGATTCTGAGTATAAAGTGACTGTTAGAAAACCTAGTATGAAGTGACTGTTAGAAAACCTAATTAAAGGAATGAACATGACTACAGAAGTGGCAGCATTTAATCCCGCGCAACTCCCCGCCTTTGCACGTAATCGTAAAGGCCCATCGGCACTGGCGAAGGCGCTGGCAGGTGGGGGTGGGGGTGGTTACCAGCATCGTTTGTCAATCAAGGGCTGCGTGTTTCGTTTGGTGGCTGGCGGTAAAGAGATTGCGTCTATCGAAGAGCGCTATCTAGACGTAGTGGTAGTCAACGCCTCTCCGAAAGTTGGCCGTATTTTTTACGGCGTTAAGTTTAGTGAATCGGAGAGCGCGGCACCCAAGTGCCAATCCGTGGACGGTATCAAACCGGATGCTGGCGTTAACGAGAAGCAGAGCGGCAACTGCGCAAGCTGCCAGATGAACATCAAGGGTAGCGGGGATGGCGATACTAAAGGGTGTCGCTACTTCCAGCGTGTCGCTTTGGTTCTTGCCAACGACCTTAAGGGTAACGTGTTACAGCTAACCGTCCCATCGAAGTCTCTCTTTGGTAAAGAAGAGAACGGCAACTACCCACTGCAAGCCTATGCGCGTTGGCTGGAAGCGCAGACCATTGACCCCGACCTTGTGGTTACGCGTATTAAGTTTGATACCCGCGAGTCTTCGCCCAAGCTGTACTTCCGCACCGTGCGCTATCTTGATGATGCAGAGTTTGCGCTGGTGCAAATCAAGGCTGAGTCGCAGGAGGCCAAAGACGCCATTGCTAACGTGAACAAGGAAGGCGCTGCCCCCACTACCGCACCGGCACAGATCGAAGCTCCCAAAGGGCCACAGTTTCCACCTGACGAGGACGAAGAATCCGCACCGCCTCCCCCGCCGCAGAAGGCTAAAGCGAAGGCCAAGCCTAAAGCCGCGCCGGATGATGACATAGCCGAACCGCCCGTTCGCAAGAGCGCCACGCCCCCGGCGGCACCAGCACCGCAATCGCTGGCATCTGTTGTAGCCGATTGGGACACAGACGATTAATTAACTTAAAGGGCGGGGGGTGTTAAGCCCCTCGCTACAGTATGCCTTATAAGAGCGTGATTAGAAAAAAGATAGCTCTAGCGCCAACCAGTTTGGGCAAGACGCTGGGCAGTCATGCCGTGCGCACAGACTTTTCCGTGCTTCGCATTGCAAAGGCAACAGGCGCAACGCGCCAGACTATATACAACTGGTTTTTTGGCGGTGTTGTCGCGCCGTATTACCGCGATAAAGTTACTGAAATAGTCGATATCTTACGAGATTCACAAACCGCCGAATATGCATGGAGAACAATATGCTCTCGCTTCCACCTGAGAACTTGACAGATGAGGAACTGATCCGCAATGCATACCACTATGTTCACGAGGGACTGCCCCTACGCTGGCAGAAAGAAATCGTCCGTCGTTATACAGACCTGTACGAAATACACAATGCCCCCGGCGTAAGCCAATTAAGTAATACTTAACTCCACAACGAAGGGTTACTATGACACCGCTGGAATTTATAGCGGCTGTGGTGCCGTCGGCGGGGGTATTGTGCGTCGCGGAACTAAGCTCAAAGAAAAAAGAACACGTATTCGTAGACAGTGTTAAAGACCTCGGCATACCCATAGCGCGTTTCATTGCAGAAAAACGGGACACCTACTTCGCTTTGGCAAGCTTCACGGAAAGTGGTAATCGTACTGCGGCAAATGCGTTGTATATGAAGTCGTTGTTTGTTGACATCGACTGTGGCGGGGGTAGGCCGTATCTGACAAAGCAAGCAGCAGCAAACGCGTTAGATACGTTCTTGCAGGAAACGAAGTTTGGCACAATGGGCAATCCGTGGGTTGTTACATCAGGCGGGGGTCTGCACGTCTACTGGCCTTTCACTGAAGATGTACCCATCGCGCAGTGGCGCACTGTTGCTGAGAACTTCAAGCGGTTGTGCCGGAAGCATTCGCTCCATATCGACTTTACTGTAACCGCCGATGCAGCGCGGGTGTTGCGTGTGCCTGACTCTTTCAACTGGAAGATCAAGGGCAAACCGCGCAAGGCTAAGCTTATGGTAAAGGGCGGCACCTTTGTGTTTGCAGATGTAGCAGCAGCGCTTAAAGTGCAGATTAACGGGGAAGCTGTAGCCGAACCGATATTTAATCCTGCGTCTATTCCCGGCATTCGCCCCAAACGCCAAACCCCATCGCAAATCAGGTTGATCGAGAACAGCATCACACGGTTCAAGACCATCATGCTGCGCACGGACGGAGGCTCTGGGTGCTTGCAGTTGCGCCACTATGTAGAGAACGCAGCGCAGGAGGGTATGGAACCCCTGTGGCGTGGGATGCTGTCGATAGCGCAAAAGTGCGTGGACGTTACCAAGGCGGCGAAGTGGCTGTCAGGGCTGCACCCATACGATGAAACCCGTATGGAACAGAAGCTACGCGAGATTAAGGGGCCATACTCCTGCGTCAAACTGGATGGCGAGAACCCCGGCTTGTGCGAGAAGTGCTCAAACTGGGGCAAGATCACCAACCCCCTTGCACTGGGGCGGGAGCTAGCAACAGATAACACCGCTAAAGAAATTACTCTGCTGCCCGAGAGTAGCTCATCCGGTGAGCCAGTGCTTCCTAGCCAGATTAGGGTAACGCGCCCCACGCCACCACGCGGCTTCTCTTACGGTAAGAACGGAGGCGTGTATCGTGAGATGGAAGTGGAAGACGAGAGCAAGAACATTATTAAGAAACAAGTTTTGGTATTACCGTATGATCTGTTTGTTGTAGACCTGCTGAACGTCAACAAAGAACATTACGTGTTCATGCTGGCTACGCGCCCTGAAGGGCCAGTGCAGATATCCCTCCAGCAGAAAGCCGTAGTCAGTAAAGACGATACCGTTAAAGCGCTGGCAGCACAGAACATCGTGGCGGCGTATGGCTCTGGCAACGACAAGAACCTGTTTGATTACGTCAGGGCGTGTGTGGAGGCGGTATCTTCCAGCAAGAACGCTATCAACGTGCCTAACAGCTATGGCTGGCAACCGGACGGCGGCTTTGTGGCGGGGGGCAAGATATTCATGCCCGACCAGACTGTTCGCCAGATACCCATGCCGGGGTTAGAGAACCTTACCCACGCCACCACACCAAAAGGAACGTTGGAGACATGGCGTAAGTATCCCGAGATGCTGATTGCGAAGGGGCTATACGACGTGCTGGCGATTGGCTGCGGGGTAGGGTTTGGCTCCCCGCTGATGGAGTTCACGGGGCTGGACGGCCTAACCTTCCACGCTGGCTCAACGGAGTCAGGCACCGGCAAGACTGTGGCGCTGGAGTTGGCGGCGTCTATCTGGGGACACCCTCGTGACTACCGCGTAGGCAAGAGCACCTCTGCGGTAGCCATGCAGCAACGGGCGGGGATGCTACGGAACCTGCCGCTGTTGAGCGATGAGATAACCAGTAAGAACAGGCGCGATGCGGAGTGGTTCCCTGAGTTCGTGTTTGACCTGTCTGAAGGCCGCGCTAAAGAGCGTATGGAGTCAGGGGCGAACAAGGAACGGCTGAATACCTCAGTCTGGTCGCTGATGGCGGTGCTGTCATCCAACACCCACATGATGGACTACCTGACCGGCGGGCGTAAGCACTCCTCTGAGGGCGAGATGCGCCGGATGCTGGAGTGGGTTACTAACGAGACGCTCTCGTGGGAGGTGCATGAGGTCGAGGTTATAAAGACCCTGCGCTACCACCACGGCACCGCTGGCGATGTTTACGCGCAATGGCTGACCCTCAACCGCAGCACGGCTATGGCGGTCTACCAGAGTGTTTACCAGCGCATCAGGGCTGAGTTCAAGATGACCAACGACGAGCGCTACTGGCATGCTGGCGTGGCGTGTTGTGTGGCGGGGTGCATCCTTGCGGGGTCAAAATACGCTAACGTGGTAGACCTCCCCATCCAGCAGATCATCATCAGCCTAAAAGTCATTGTAGAGAAAGCCCGTCAGACGGTTCGCTCCAACGTGCGCACGGCTGAAGATATCCTGAACGCCTACATCCGCGAGTTCTACGGCAAGTTCATCGTAGTCCGCGCTATTGACGGGGCGATACAGGCTACCTTTGGCGAGGCAGGAACGGTAGATGAATCCATTACACGCACCCAGATTTCAGGGCGGGTGGAACGGAACATAACTCCGGGCTACGTAAACTTCTTTATAGAAGAAGGGTTACTGAAATCCTACTGTTCCAGCATGAGCTTCGGGTATGCCGACTTTCGTAAGCAGATGGAGAAGCTGCACCGCGTTGAATACGTTAAAAAGGATATGCTGTCTAAGACTAAAGGCCCACAGATGCGGGTCAATACAATAAAGATAAGCCGTCCTGAGTCACCCCTGCTTGAGCCTGATGCCGAAAAAGATACGGATATATTACCCGTGGAGTGAAACCCCGGTAGGGGGTAGCTTCTTCGTGCCAACGCTGGATGTGTATGCAACGAAAGAGACAGGGCTGAAGATAGCCCTGCATCTCCGCATCAAAGGTAAAGTAACCTTCGGTTTATACAACGGCAAGCACGGGGTGCTATTTACGCGGCTTTCCGTATGATGTCGCGGTATAGCCTAGCCGTATCTATCTGCTCTTTGCGTAGCTGGTCTATGCGGTTGCGCTTTTCGCGGGGCGAAAGATCAGAAGCTTTAACTTCAGTTATGGCATCGGTTGATTGTTTCATATCTTTTTTAAAGTCACCGTAGCTAGTGCCAATCAAAACCCGTTGCATATTAGCGTTGAGATAAGCTTCGGCTTCAGTGGGATTACCATCCGCGTACATCTTGTTGTAGGTATTAACCGCCTGCTCACCGTCCTGCATCAACTCATAGGTGCGGTTGATGATACCGCCAGCGTCATTGGGCTGGAACGCGCTACTAAAGAACGCAACTTGGGAAGCCTTTTTTTCAGCCTGTTGCACTTTAGGACTAGCAATAAACGCATCAGCCAACGACACCGCAGACAGCAACGTTTGCGCACCAACGCCTTTTATAAACTGATCCACTTTAACTGGCGATACCCCCGGAATGCCCATGCTGCCAAGCACCTTTGCCAGTTCAGTTGTTGTATCTTTATACCGTTGCGCAGGGTCAAGGGACTGCATACGCGCCGACTCAACATCAGCACCGGTAAACAAGTCTTTACCAGTTATGCTTTCAACAACCGGCACAAGGAACTGCGGTATGCCCTTGCCGGAACCGCCCGGAATCGAGTTAATACCCAACTGCACCAACGCTTGAGCGATGGGCGCTACGTCGCCATCTCCAGCTACAGAATTGTAAATAGCTTCTGGTATGGCTTTAGCCAGTAAACCAAACTCAAACGGAATCGGTATCCTAAGCGGTTCATCAAACCCCGGAACACGCACAAACCAGTTGTTAAGTTTTTGCTCCGGTGTGGCGTTCTTGTAGGCTTCGTCGTCTTCCATCGCCATCGCATACATAATCGTAAACGCAGCCATTGCCACAACCCGTTGCTTAAACTTTTCCTGAATCTTCAAGCGCTCGTTGTAAGGCATATTGCCCGTCATGGCTTTAACAAACACACTCAAACCTTGTATCTGCGCATTAAAGAACGGATACAACGTATTGGCCCACTGCACCGAGGGGGATACACCGCGCCGATTAAAGTCTGTGATTTCATTGGCGGCTACCCACGCTTCCATCTCATTTAAACCCTGCTTGATGTAGCTGTTGTATGCAGACAAACGCACACCCACATCAGCCTCCATGCTCTTGGCTTCAGCATATGCAAGCATCCCTGTAATAGATTGCTTACCGCTTACAACGCTGCGAAGAATTGTAGACAACGCTTCTTTGCTGCCACCGGCAAGAACTTGTCCACCCAGCAGCCCTTGGCTTTCAAGCAGCGCGGCTTCACGACTTGTGCCAGTCAACGATTTATATATGTTTTTGAAAGGGTCTACTATAGGTATAAAGTTGGCACCACTGGTTCCCAGCGCAGAAAACGAATCTTTAACAACCTGCCGAAGCGGATACATTGGACTCAAAATAACAGCGCGGCGCAGGAACTGCGCAGGGAGGCCCATAAGTTCCAGCGCCTTGGGCATTGTAGTTTTAACGCCCTCCAGCCCCTTGACCAATAACGTCGGCGGGATACCTTCAAACATCGTATTGTTTGTATCTTTTACGCGAACCGCGATATCTTCGCCGTCTTTCCTAAAGCGAATAACATCAGCGCCTTTATACGTATCCGCAATCTTAAGGCTTTCTTTTTGTTCGCCAGTTTTTTTGTCTTTATACTTACGCGTTTCAAGCATATCAAGTTTGCGTAGAGTATCCACAACACTACCCGTTGCGATGTTGCGCAGGGCCATGTCTGTCAACAAGTTTGTGTTCTGCACCGCGCTGGTAAAGATGTTACTGATCGCAGTGTCACCGCCCACCAAACTGTGCAAATGCGGTTGGTCTATCAAGTTTCCAACAATAATTGGGCTTGATTCTCTACCCAAAATTAATTCAATTTCACCGCTTGGGTTTTCCCGATAGAACGGAATGTAGTCTTTGGTAGCGCGAAGAGCATCAGCTTTTTCTTTAGAAAGTGCCCCCGCTTGTTCGGCAAAATCAACCAGCCCTTTGTTGTAATCGTTGTATATGCCCCGCGCTTTTTCAAATGCCGTATTAATTCTGGGCATTGCCGCAATCTCGCGCTCAAACTGTTGCAGCTTGGCTTCGGTCAATACTTGATTGCCGTTTTTATCTTTACCAAAATTTAATTTAGCAACGCCAATTTTCTCGTTCTTAACCCGCTGCGCTGCTATATACATGGTAAACATATCGCCAGCATCTTTTTCAGCAAGACCCGATTCACCTATGGCTTTAAACACTTTAACAAGATTAGCGCCGTCCTTGTTCTTGGTTTCAACCATCCAATACTTGTTAGCACCAGTGCCTTTTTGTTTGTATTCAAGAGCGCCGTTTGCCGCAACCAACCGCGTGAAGTTCATTATCTTGTCACGCGCACTCAAGTCATAACGCACTTGGGACGCTTCCAAGTCTGTTATCTTTTTGCCAGCAACGCCTTTTTTAAGCGCCGCCCAAACGGGCGCATACCGGTCTACAAACTGGGTCATGCCAGCCAAACCCATTACGTTGCCGCGTATCTCGTCAATCTTAGACCTGTCCTGCGCCACTACCGTGTGCATCATAGCCCACGATTCCGCGCTCATACCTGCGGGGCGTGGGCCTTCCTTGCTTCTAAAAGCAATTGTGCCATCGGGAGATACATAAGCACCCAACCGCCCCGCTGCCAAGTTGCGTGACGACTCACGGATCAGCGCTTGGATTTCTTTAGCGTCACGTTTCGCCATCTCAGACAGACCGGAGTTGCGGAAGTAACTACGCACCGCAGCTATCATGTCCCGCACAAAAGTCTTAACCTTCTCGGTAAAGGTAGGCGCAACACGACGCCCCTCGGCAGCGTGGGCAATCATCTCGCGCACGATTGCCATCCGCACTTCCGGGTTCTGCAACGCATCTTTCGCTGCCAGCGCAGTCTCAACATCAGGGAACACGTTCAGCGCCGTAGCAACATCGGCTACGTGCGCATCGCCTTGCTTAAACAACCGGTCAACCAGCGCTTGCATACGCTCTTTACCAAGCACGGTGTCCACGCCGTAGTGACCAATTAACTCGTGCGCGATGGTTTCTTCAAGATCGGCGATGGTCTTGTGTGCCTCGCCTATGATGACAACGGTGCCATCGGGCATTACCGCGCCTTTGGCAAAGTCCAGACCTTTACGATACATAGCCGCCAAGAACTCGGGCGAAGCATCTTTCAGAGTAGGCGCGTAGACAAAGTTGATACCTTTTGGCAAGGCTTTCTTAACCCGCGCTGCCACGTCCGCTGCGGCTTTAGCGTCAACACCACGGTCTTGTTCCGTGGCTTCGCGGTGTTCTGTCCTATCAAGGTTTGCGGCATTAGCATAATCAAGAAAAATAGCGCGGTCTTCCCCTTCAATTCCATGTTGGTCTGCGTAAGCAACAGGATTTTTAAGGCGCTGTTTAAAGCTTTGTGGTTTAATTTTTTCAACATATGGAACTGTAGCGGGCGGCTTGCCGCGTTGCCTAGTTGTAGTGCTGGAAGGTTGATTGGCTAGTTTCTGCTTATCCTTTGTCTGCTGACTTAGTTTGTTGTCATTGGTAGACTTACGCCCTTCATAATACGTAGCAATCCCCGCTTCGCGCTCAGAAGCCTGTCGCGCTGAAATGCTTACGACGGGAGCTACACGCGAGCTAACATTATAACCAAACCTTTTAAGAGCAGCTTCAATACTGGCTATTTGCTTTGGCAAATTTTTAGCGTCTGAATCGGCGTCTTTAATAGCGCGTTTACGTTTGTTAAGACTACGACGCTCTTGCGTAAGTGCTTCTATAACATCTGCAACATTACGCGGTTGTAAAGGAGCGCGTTGTTTTGAAGCGCGTAGAAGCATACGTTGACGAATAGTAGGGTCTTTTTCTTGTGTAAATTGTGCTTCTCCCCGCAAGGCTTCTCCCCTTTGTTCGCCCACATATTGAACGTCTGCATCAGACGCAAGAGTTTTTTTACCAATTTCTTGTAGGCGTTCTTCTTTATTTTTTATCTTGTTAATGCGGTTATCAAGCTCCGCTATAGTTGTTTTTACACTTGCCCCGCCAAGGTCGTAAAGCAACGTCTCAGCTTGCGCCAATAGTTTTGTTTTCTCTAAGCGTTTACGGGCAAGTAGCTCTACCGCAACGTCCTCTCTTTGTCCTTTTGCGCTATCATCTGTTTGCGCAACGGCACTTTCCGCAGTCTTGGCTTTGCGCAAAGCCCTTTGCGCATTTGAAAGTTGTTTGGCAAGTCTTTTGCTGCTGGGGTTAGCTTCAACCCGTTCCTCTAGCTTTGCTACTGCATCTTGCAAACGGGACACAGCGCCAACAAGTTTAGGCTCAGACACAATCCCCGTTTTTTCAAGGTTTGTAACAACTTGTTGCTCTGATGTTGGTTTTCCTTTACGTTGTTTTTCTTCTTTAACGGCAAGTTTTTCAGCATTACGTTTTTGCAATTCAAGCTGTTCAGCCGTGGGCGGCGTGTTTTGTTTTTCCGCAAGTGCTTTTTTGTTACTGTCACGAACGGTTTTGTAAGCTCTACGAGCTTTTCTAAGCATAACTACAATTTGTTTATTGCTAGGGTCTTCTACATTTAATTTAAGCAACCGCTCAACGCTGTTACGCAGCCCCTCTATTTTGCTTTTTTGTGCAGCATCTTTTTTAGTTTGTATTTTTTTAACTTCGTCTGGCCTATTTGAAACTATCAATAATCTAAGACGAGCTAACCCCTCCCGCGATATGCCTTTTTCTGCAACAGCTTGAGCTTTTCGTAAGATGGCGGTGATGGCTTCATTGTTTGTAAGCCCATCAGATACAACCTGCGCAATGCGTTCTTTAACGGTTTTAGTACCCTGCAAAGTCAAACGCGCTGAGGATACAAGAGCGCCAACTGCATCAGATATGGTTTCAAAAGGAACTGTTTTAGTTTCTGGTGCAGGTGCAGCTTCAGATTTAACCGGGGTAGCCGCTGTGTCTGCGGCAACTTTTTCTACTTTAGGAACCTTGCTCTTAAACTCTTCAGCTTTAACGTATTGAGCACTGCCTGTCTTTTTAGGGAAACTCAGTTCGTAGGTGCCTCTACCAACGTCGCGGCGCAGTTTGGTTAACTCGCTGCGCAACGTGTCACCCATAGTCATGCCGCGCCGTAGCTCAAAGCCTTTGTCTTCAAACAAGCTTTGTCTAAGGGAAATGCCCGGCTTACGCTGTTGTTGCGCTTCTTCTTCAACAGGCTTACCAGACGCTTTAATCTGTTTATCAACAATGCGTTTGTCTAACGTAACCAAATCAGCGTTAAACGCGTTAAGCTGAGTTTGTAAAATTTGTAAAAGTTCTTGCGGAGTAGGTTCTGTGTTTCGTGCAAAAGCCTCTCGCAAATTTTTAAATCCGCTTATTTTTCGCAAACTTTGTTGCAGTTTTTTTGGTATGCCTTTGTTACGTTTTACATAATTTGATAATGTTGCTACTCGGCTTGTTAGTTTTGTTATTTCGCTAGCTAGTTGCACACGAGTAAGCCCGTTAATTTTTTCCTCTGCAAATTTTAAAGACCCTGTTTTTTTATTGGGGGCATTTTCTTCAGGCAACCGCACTGCCGCGCTCAACGGAGCATTATCAATGAGCTTGGAAAACTGTTTGTCCAGTTTGTTTACAACCGCATCAATCTCAGCTTGAGTAAGGGCGGGTGATCCAAATTCTTTACGCCGCGCTTTGGCCTCCCGCACAACCGCATCAAGCATATCGCGCTTAATCTTATGGGCTTGAGCTTGCAAACTTTCTACATCAGCTTCTTCATTTCGGCCTTTACGCAACGAGTCAATAGCATTGGCAAGGTCAAACAAGTGCTGCTCACGTTCTTTAGCCGCCGAGTCAGCTTCCTGCCGAGCTTGTAACGGGCTAGTTGTTTTTTCTTGTTTCGGTGCTGCTTTAGCCGCATCAACAAGGCGCTGCAAAATACGAGACTTGGCTTCCAACGCAACTATCTTTTGCCCCGTAGCTGTTAGCTGCCCGTTTACGGTATACAAAACTTTCCCCTTGGCTTCGCGCAAAGCTTTTTGCGCATTTGAAAGTTGTGTGGCAAGTCTTTTGCTGCTGGGGTTAGCTTTAACTCGTTTCTCTAGTTTTGCTACTGCATCTTGCAAACGAGATGTAGGGGCTTTACGAATAACGGCTCCATATAGATTGCGCGGGGCCATTGACCCCGCAGACGCCGCTTCCGTTGCAAGTTTTATCTTAGCCGCATTGGTTTCATCAAGAGCCGTTTTAATTGCAGGTAGTATCAGCGCGGCTTGGCGCGGGTCGTTCATATCGTATTTTGGGCGCAAACCCGTTTCTGTTTCCAAACCCGGAAGCGCCCTAGTCGGAATGCCTTCAGGCAGTTTTAGCCCAAGTAAAGTTACCGCGTCCGCAGTAAGCCCACCCTGCTGCACAGCCGCATCCATAGCCGCTACGCGTTTACGTAACAACACTGAATCTTTTGTCTTTGAAAGTGCTAACGCACGGAAGGGGGTTTTAAGTTGCTCTTCAGCGCGTTCCATTGCCGCTTTGTATTCAAGTTCTTCCGAACGTTTTACACGTTGTGTTTCTGTATCAATGCTTTGCTGTTTTTCAGCGGCTTTACGTTTTTGTTCTGCATCGGCACGTTCTAGTTTCTGTTGCTGTGTAAACAAAGTGTCGGGCGTGAGTGTTGCGGGAGATACTGGCGCAACGTATTCAGATTCACTTTGTGCAGCAGCTTGTGTACGCTGCTGTTCTTCAGCATATCCACGTTCTAATTCCTGTTGCTGTGTACTTTGTTTATCAGGCGTAAGCGTTGTAGGGGGTACTGGCGCAACGTATTCAGATTCAATCTGCGCGGCGGCTTGTGTACGTTCCCCTTCTTGCCGTGGCAAATCAAACAAATCAGCTTGGGGGCCGGGGGCTACACCCGCCGCTTGCTGCATTTGCTGCACTTTTTGTGCTTGCAACGCTTGTTCTTTTTTTAAAAGCTCAGCAGGAATTACTTGTTGCTTTGTTTTGTAGCGTTGTGCGGTTGCTTGAACAGCTTTTAGTTCTGCATCAACATCTAAAACTACGCCTGTATCTTTAGCTTTTTTTATAAGTTCATTTTGAGCGGCCTCAAGGCTGTTTAATTGAATCCGCGCTTCGTTGTATGCAAAATTGTTTCCATCTTTATCTGCTTTTTCAACAACGCTTTCTAACCTGTCACCTTCAGCTTTTACTTTACGATACTCCTCCTGCAACGTCATTTCAGGTTGTTTTGTTTCAAGTCCTTCTGGCAGCGCTTGGCCTTGCAGGGGCGTATACGCACCGCCCACTTCTCCAAAGATATCGGTCTGTGTCCCGCCATACGCGGGTAACGCTTCCATCTTTTTAGTCGCCGCTGTAGCAGGTGCGGCTCCGGGCAATGCTTGAAATGCTTGCTGCGCTGCTGCGGCAGTTTGTTGCTGCTGCTGCAGGGCGGCTTGCTGCTGTGCAGCTTGTGCGTCTCTGGTCTGCTGCAACTCTTGCAACCGATCACGCGCTGCGCTGCGGCGGCTAACACCACCCACACCGCCAAACACAGCAGCGGGGCCAGCAACACCCACCGCAGTGGCAACATACTCCTGTTGTGCATCTTTATCAAACAAAGGCAATCCGGCTTGCCAACGTTCAAGCACTGCTTGCGCGGTTTCTGTTGGGATTTCTACAACTTCACCAGCCACAACCCCCCGCCCAACTGTTCCGGCAAGGCTACGCTTTGATGCTTCAACCAGTGCCAGTTCTGCTTTTTCAACACCCAACTTTGGTAACGCGCTGGCAAAAAGTTTACCAACACCCAAGCGGCCTAAAACAAAAGCAGTTTCAGCAACATCTAACGCGGCTTGTGGTACAGCAGCAGTGGCGGCTTTACCATAATCAAGAGGTTTATTTTCTTTAGCTTTTTCTTGTTCCTCCGCTTGGCGTTCAACGTTTTGCCCAACAAACGCCGGATAGGACGCTGCCAACGCACCCAAAACCCCACCGCCAATTGTGCCTATTGGCCCCGCCAGTGACCCAAGGCCAGCGCCTACACGCGCCCCACCCATGACCGCGCCTATCTGGGGTAGTGACTCGCCCAACTGCCCACGCCACATATTCAGTAGAGAGCTTACGCCGCCCTGTTCTTCTGGTTTCTCACCGCCAAACAAACCGTATTTTTCTTGAGCTTTTTGAACATCTTCCCAACTTTTTGATTTTGCAGTTTCAGAACGTTTAGCTTGGGAGCGTTCAATACCTTTCTTAACCGCTTCATCAGAGAGGCCGAACAGCGGCGCTGCTGCGGTTGAGTAGGCAGACTTAAGCGATTCGTAGCCCGACTTTATGCTGGGTATAAGCCCTTCTTCGGCTTTTTTTACATCTGCGTATAGCTTGGGAAACTGGTCTTTGGCAAGTTTTATAGCATCATCATCAGACAAGCCGCTAGGAACTTCAACATACTTGCCAGATGGTGTTTGTAAATACGGCATGGCGGCTCCAATCTTTTAAAGTCAACGAACGCGGCCTGCAACATCGGCTGCATCTGGCACTCTATCAACTTGCGCTGACTCTGGCTTTGTATCAGCCCCGCTTAATTTTCCTAGTTCATCTTTGTAAATGCGGTTTCTAAGGTCGGGGAGTGTGTCATTTGGAAACTTAGTTTTCCAAGCCGCAAGTTCCGATATACTTTTCATTATATTTCCGGCGTTATCAACAGCTTTGTCCCGAATTGCAGGAGTTATGCCCCCCCGTGGTTGGTTGTAGTAATTAGCACGTCCAAGGTTTTCTTTAATTTCAGAATCAACCCTAGTAGCCTGTGCCCCATAAAGAACTCCTTGCTGCCTCATCAACCCGATTTCAGCCAGCCCCTTTTGTATATCTGCCATAGCTTTCAGATAGGCGGTTTCGTCTTGCTTAGTCCAATGCCCTTGTTGAACAGCAAGTTCTTTGCCCCTCATAAGCATAATTTCGCTCTGGTTATACATATCAGCGGCTATCTTAGTGTCGCCTTGTGCCAAGTTTGCTTTAGCCATTGCGAGGCTCATACCCGCAGCAAGAGCAGCTTTCTTATCGGCTTTATCGGTGGCGTTGTAATCCTGCGCACCTTTAGCCAACGCTTCCATAGCGTCCGCTTGACGATCCCCAGACTGCCCCATCTTACGCAGCGCCGCAGCAGCACGGATAAACGCAATACCTGTAGCTTGCGCTTTAGCTTCATTCCTTTCGTCGTTTGTAGCGGTCAACCCTTTAAGAAGGTTTGTAGCTTCATTCAAGTAGCCTTGTGACGCGGAGGTAACTTGGTTTTTAAACGCAGCATACCCTGTCGGGGCGGGAGGGCCATCAAGATCAGCAACTCTCCCGGCGTCTTGTGCTTGTGCTGGTGCTGCTGCTGCTGCTGCTGCTGCTGCTGCTTTAGCGGCATCAGTTGCGGCTATACCGCGTGTAATTTCCGCTGCTTGTTCAGGAGAAGCGTTTAAAAGCTCCGGCGTTGTTCTAGGATCTAAAAGCGCTATGCCGGTTGGTCTTGATTCTGCTCTTTTGTCTATTATTCGAGCACCACTTGTGGTTCTGTCGGTTGGTGGCCCTGAGTCTCCTGATTCGGTGGCAACAGGAGCGGCAGCAGAAGCCGCACGGGTAGAAGCCGCATCCATAGCATACCGGGGCTTCCCGTAATTTTGTCTTTCCGTTTCTATGCTGCGTATTCGCGCCTCAACGTCTGACAAATCTCTCCCTCTTTGAGCGCGTTTGGTTGGCGTCATTGCCGTAGTTGGAGTTAACGTTCCAAGTATAGCTTCCCTTTGCTTGGTTAAATCTGCCATATTCGCAGTAGCGGCAACCCCCGCAGGGGAACGCATATACTCTTCTGCCTTATTCATGGGCAAGTTTCTCCACCACGCTCCAATCGTGCTTTCTGACACTTCAGGCTTGTCAGCTACCCGTACTGCCCCTTCATTTTGAAAGTGCTTCACTCCACCACCACCCGCATAGCCCATCACACCGCCCTCGGCAGCTTGCGCAACATCGTTCATGTTCTCAGCCGGAAGGCTGGCAACGCCTCCTTGGTCTTCAGGCATTTGCGCCGGTTGGTTCTGCGCCATCATGCGGTCTATCACTGTGCCGGGGGATTTAGCTAGCTCCTGTTGAGCTTGCGCACCTGCTGAAGCTGTTGCGTTCTTTATCGCCACCGGCAGCGCTGCGGCAGCTACCCCTGAAGATATTTCGCTTTGCTGTTGGCCCTTGACTATAGCCTCAAGTTGTTTAGGGGGCATCGTCACGGCAAGTTGGTATTGCGCTTCCAAAGACATACCGCCCATAATCCCACCACCCGCAAACCCCTTAACCGCGCCCCCGTCTTTATAACCCTTAATCGCCCCGCCTTCCTTGGAGCCAATCAGTTTACTGGCACCGTATGCGCCAAGGCCAAGACTCATCATGTTGTTAAACGCGGTGGGCGCTGCTTCTGATTTTTGTTGCGTTGTAATCCCACGCCCCTGAGTTTGCCCATGCAGGATGTCTGACATAAACCCAAGCTGCTGATAAGGGTAGTTCTGCTGGTCTAGGAAGTTCTGATATTGGTTGGTCAAGCCTTGTTGATTAAACGCCTGTTGCTGCGCACCAACTTGTTGCTGTGCAGCATTGATACCCATCTGTTGAGCGTAGTTCTGCTGACCCATCTGGCCCAAAAGACCCGCAGACTGATTAGCCAAGCCCATGCCTTGCAGCCCCAAGTTAGCGCCAAACTGCTGAGCTTGTTGAGCGTTCTGAAACGCGTTCTGGCTACCCGTAGCTTGGATACCAGCGAGTTGGTTCTGAAGGTTGCGTTGCCCTTCGCCTTCTACAATAGCTTGGCGACTTCCACCAAACGCACCTTTATTAACTGCCGCTGCGTTTGTGCCCGGAAGTTGACGACCGTAGTCCATCACTGCTTGTTGCTTCTGGAAGTCAGTGACGTTCTGTTGATACGGCGACATGAAGGCAGATATAGAACCGGGATTGGTTGCCATCTGGTTGTAGTTCTGCCCAGCCATCAACCCGCCAATACCCGTGGCAGCGCCAATATCTGATGCCTGTTGGTTCTGCGGGGATACCTTCATACCACCAATAGTGTTGAACGCCTGTTGCTGCATCGGCGTAAAGTCAGCCAGACGCTGCCCCTGATACTGCTGGTAGGGGTTCTGGTTGATATCCGTCAGCGCAGCAGCTTGACCAAGCAACTTCTCTGAATATGGCTGCGCCCACGCTGGGAGGTTTGTATTAGTAACAGTCGAGCTTGTTGGCTGCTGCTGTTGCTGCCCACCACCACCACCACCAAAACTAAGGGTAAAGAAGTTACCGGATAGAAATTTATAAAGTGCCTTAATCATAATTTAACCCCTACGATTCTGTATTTTTCCGTGAACCCAAAGTTCTGCCGCCACAGCCGCGCAACCGATTCTCGTGCCGCGCCTTCAATTTCCGTAGCACCCCTAGAAGCAACTAAGTCCTTTAGCTGGTTAAACCCATCGAGCGTCGTAATAAATTTACCACTGATAGCCGTAACAAACGCTACTCGTGCATTAGGACGGTTGAAAAAATTAATAGTGCCAGCGCCTTTGATTCCTGTCTCGTCCGACATAACAACCAACATCCAGATGCCCTGCGTTACCAACGTTTTTATTTGATCTACTGTGTAGTCCTCACCATGCTGAGAAGCCTCGGCTATAAACGGTTCTACGGTAGGCCATACCCGGTTAACCCACTCAAACGGGACAGCTTCTACTTTCATGCTGGCATAAACTTCATGGGGTTAATTTGACGCCCTTGCTTCTTGGTGCCAGTTCTTGCGTGACGAATCTTGTCCATCATGGCATAAAGCCTCTTAGCTCCAGCATCCGTTGAACCGTTGCCCAAGTGCGAAACTACGTCAGCAGGTATAACAAACTCCCCTTGAGCTAGTGCCGCCCGTTGGGGTCTGGCACCCTTGATTACCGCAGGGATAGAGTCCGACATGCCATCCCCCGGCCCTTGGAGCAGTTTACCACCCGCTGCGTATTCATTGGGCAGCGAGGTTATGCCGCCTTGGGCTAACTCGGTATACTTCTGGCCTTTAGGGTCGTAGGAATACTGTTTAGCCGTAGGTGCTGAGGTTTGCCCCGTCATTGCCCGCAAAAGCTGTGGGGCCATGTCTATAAACATA